ATAACAACGTGGTTGAAACTTGCCGGTACCATCGCAAAGAAAATTTGGGATATAATACGCGTCCCAATCCGCGAAGCCGGTTTCCTTTCCCGAGACGTTTCGAACATGGGACGAATTTTCCCTGAATTGCCCGAGAAGATCAGAGAATTGATCGGAAAAGTTGGAAGTTGCCTCAAAATTGTTCCCGAAGGCTCCCTTGTAGTTGCCAATGCACCACGAATAACACAGTGGATGCAAGCTGTTATTAACAACGACAGCCCTGACATGCGCGACTTCATAGGAGTGGACGCTGACAAACGCCTGGAGGTCTTCAACCTCTACAATGAAGGACAACTTCTCTTCGCCAATGTCATCAAAGGCGGAAATCCATCCATCACCAACACGTTCCGGTCGGTTTTTGAGAAAGCCACGCAACATCAAGCTCTCGCCAAGGTCGCTCGCGACTGTTCAGGCACTCGAGTCGAGCCATTTTGCATCTGCCTAGCTGGAGAAGCCGGTTTTGGCAAATCAACCATTTTGGTTCCTTTACATTTATTCCTCGCCAACATCGAGGGACACGGACAACCATCGCATTGTTACCATCGCAATTCCGAAGACGACTACTGGACTGGCTACAACGGACAATACACCGTCATCTATGACGAGTTCGGAGCTCACAACACCGACATTACAGGAGGCAAGGAATTTCAACAATTCCAAACACTTAAAAGTTGCTCTCCATTAGGACTCGTCATGGCCGACATTTCGTCAAAAGGAACACCATTCATGAGTCGCTTAATCATCATGGCAACCAACGTGCCGGACTACGTCCCCACATCAGTCAAAGACGCCGATGCCCACAAACGCCGTAGAGACATCTTGGTCGATGTACGCAGCAAAGTTGGAAAGGTTACACCAGAAATGGTTAAAGCCAACCCAGAAATGTTTGCAAACTACGACTATCTCGAGTTCGTGTTGTGCGACAAATTCACATGTCAACCCATCAACGGAGTGGAAACAATGAACTGGGAAGAGTTCAAGACATTCTGTGCCGTGAAATACAACGAGCACATCGATAAAGAAAATCTACGTTTCGCCTCGTATGGAATCACTCGCCGAGATCTGCGCGAGATGGCCGACATGACTGCCCACGCAACATTCGAAGCTTTTCGCACGAATCCCACGTATAAAACACCAAATTGCGTGAAGACTCCGGCTGTGCTAGCCCGCGAACGAGAAATGGTAGAATTTCCCATGGAATGGGACCACCATCCAATCACTGACGAACAATTAGCTGAAATGCAACGCGAACAAATGGCCCGCCAAACCGAAGACGAAATTATCGACACAATGACGAGAGTGCCCAAACTAAGGAAGTTCAGCCCTGCATCTACTTCGTCATCAGAAGACGATGTTGCTATTGCTAGAAGATACGGCAGCTGCAGTATTTGCGGAAGAGCTGGCCATTCGAAATGGTGTTGTCCAGACGATCTGGTCAGGGAACAAGGTTCCTCCTACACCGATGCCAATTCCGCATTTCTCTCAGATAACAACACTCCACCGAACTGGAGAGCAGAAGGCCAAATGGGTGTCTCGGATGACGACAATGAGAAATGGCGCACCGCAAGATGGCGCAATGAGAACCAGAAGAAGGCTCTCACCGAGACGTACAAGAAGTGGAAAGCACGCGAAGAACATCTCGCAACACTGCCTAACTACACACCTGGCAACTCGAACGACGAAATCCTCGAATTTTCCCAAGATTCAGACGAAGGAACAATCCGCCGCCGTATGGAAAGACATCAAAATCTGATTCGCCGACGTCGAGCTGAAGACCTCGCTGCTCGTTCTCTTGGAGCTACCACGCTTCATGAAGGAAAGCAGTATCTACTTAGTCACTATTCTCTCGAAGATCTCGAAGAAGAGCTGCGACGTCGAAGACTTGACGTAATGGCGCAACCATCAACTAGCGACATGGGCGGATTGTATCGAGCCCATCGCGATTCAAATGCCAGCACATCTTGGTCAGAGTATCTCCAACAAAGAATCGAAAACCATCCGATCCGGCGCTTCCGAGAGGCTGTAAGCAGAATTTCATTCGGCAGTTCGAGTGAATTGGTTTTGGCCACCGTAGGAATCGTAGCAGCGATAGCAATCCCACTAATTGGAGTGCTGATCTATCGCAATCGAGCTCCTGCCGTCGAAGCCCCACCAGCCGAATATCCCCATCGAGTCAAGACTTGGGGAGAACTAGATGAAGCCACTCGGAAGTTAATTATCAGCCACATAAGATCTGGCACTATCAATCGAGATGGAGGAATAATCGAACTCCTGACACGTAGTGGAAACCGCAGATTCAGAAACATCACCGATATCGACGCCCGAGAAGCAGCCTTCCTCGCCCATATCCAACAACCCGGCGTTTTTGAACAAGAACATACGTGGAATTGCGTAACATTGGCCTCATTAGCTGTACCGCAAGTAAGTTCCACCACCACCGTTTCAAGTCGAGAGAGAGGAAAGGGAAGGAAGCTCAAGTCCGATTCTAGTGGAAAAGCACATTCCATTAGTCGATCAGCAGCACCGTTCGCTCGATGGGGACAAGGAGACCATCCTGGATATGGTTACCATGGCCCCATGAAATATTCAGCCAACCGAGCTTGGGCTCAAGGAGGAGTCTCTGGCGGAGCAGAAATCTTGCTAGACGATCTAATCTCTCAAATGACATCGAGACACATCCTCAACTTCCAGAAATGTAACGAGAAAGACGACGACACTATTAACATCATTGGATTCGTAATGCACGGAAACATCGCTGCAGTACCACTACACATGCTGGTGTTTGTGCGTCCCGACCAATATTTCTTGGTCACTGGACCGTATCTCAAGAAACCAGTTGTATTCCGACCAAGTCCACACAACACCTTGTTGGACCCAGACCACGACATCGGGTGGATTCGTCTGCCTAAAGAATTTCAACCAGTGCCATCACTACTCGGCCGAACTATAACATACGACCAATACGAGAACTACGTCCAAGACACCGGAGTGTTACTCGCACGACGCAATAACGAATTTGTCCGTTTCAAATCAGAGGCAGTTAACTGCTGGGATTTAGATGGAGGACCACGAGGACTAGTTTACACGATCGCGACCACCGACGGACAGACGGCCGACTTCACCATCAATCGAGGATTTGCCTACGGTATAGCAACCGAAAAAGGCGACTGTGGGTTCCCTCTGTTTGTCCAAAATCAAGGGACTTTTTACATTGCAGGAATTCACGTCGCAGGGTTTAACGACCAGACACGGGATACTTACAAATCTGGTTTTGCTACGGCCCTTCTCAAAGAAGATCTAGAGATGGCAATACAACAGCTCGAAGCTGGCTGTGCACCAGTTCCACCATCCGTCGCACCAACGACTGCCATCGTCGCTACGGCTCAGGCCAACCTAAACCCGAAAGGGAATTTCAACATCTTGGGTTGTGCCGCAACACCCGTCTTCGTAAATCGGAAGACCCAACTAAGACCCTCACTAATCGCCCCATATCTTGACGCGCCAATGACTGCTCCGGCTGTCTTAAGCGATCACGATCCACGTTGCGAAGTACCCGGAAATGTGCTAGAACGTGGAATCGAGAAATTTGGAGTGGTTTCACAAGAACTAAGTGAGGAAGAGGAGGAATGCCTATTCTCCTACTGGAAAGAAAAGTTCCAAAAATTTATAGGCCCACGAAATGTCCTGTCCATGGCTGAAGCAGTCACAGGAGACGGAAGAATCGGTTCTACAAAAATGCCACCAAACACCAGTATGGGCTTGCCCTACTCGCAAATAATGGGAACGATACCATCAAGACGACAAATGCTAGACGAAATTAGCAATGGACAGACAAACATCATCTCGAAACGAGTCACCGAACGAATTCACCACGCAGAAAGAGGAGAACTCTACCCCACGGCTTGGACCGATATGCTAAAAGACGAACGTCGACCGCTTGATAAGATCAGGAAGGGCAAGACACGATGCTTTAACATCGCCCCGATTGATCTTACGATAGCGCACAGAATGTACTTCTTGGATTTTGTAGCTGCTTGCTACGACCCCAAGAACGAATGGTCGTGCACCGTAGGAATCTCACCCGAATCGAAGGAATGGGACAAGTTAGGAGCACAATTTGCCATTTTTGCCCCTACAGTAGTCGACGCCGACTACGAGGCATTTGACGGCACCATTCCGCCGAGTTTTTACGGGCTTTTTCTCCGTGTAGCGAACACCTTCTACGACGATTCATCACACAACCAAAACATCCGCAAAGTCTTAATCGAGCAGTGTATCCATCGAGAGACAGTTGCTGAGAATTTGGTCTATGTGGTCCATGGGGGAAACCCTTCTGGATTTGCAATGACCACTCTTTTCAACTGCTTCGTGAATGCGACATACGTCAGACTGTGTTGGCTGGCCTCCCATGGCAGCCTTCGCGACTTCGATAAATACGTTTTAGACAAAAATTACGGCGACGATCTCCTATTAGCAACGAAGGAAAAAGCGTTCTACGAAGCACTGCCCAAGCTTATGAAGCAACGTGACATCGTCTTAACAGCGGCGAACAAAGGAGCACACCTACAACCACAACATCTGACTCTGTGTAAGTTTCTCAAGAGAGGCTTCCACTACGATCTAAATTTCCAAATGTGGGTGCCCCATTACCCAATCCCACTTATCTATGAAATCCTGAAATGGAAGAAGAAAGAAAACGAGCATGTAGCAGTAAGAATGAATCTGCTCTGCACACAAATCTTCATGTGGTTTCATGGACGAGAACAATACAAGGAATTTCATCTCCACATCCAAGACATACTCGAAAATCTGAGTCAAGACCAAAGAATGTACATCGGACGTTGGTGTTTGCCATATGACGTTATGCGTAAATGGTTCTTCAGCGACGAAGGACTCGACCGCGTGTGGCTGCCATGCTACATCGACATCCCATTGGACCAATTGCTGAAGTTGGAGGCCCAAGCAGAATGCACGCCAGAAAGAGAGGCGGTTGCTAGCATTCGACATAATAAAAATATAAAAGCTCTTGCGCGAGACCAACACCGTGTAGGGGCACCCAAAAACATAACCAATGCATTGTTTCTGTAAATAAACTCTGTAACGACCACAAGGGAGGGAGGCCCGTGACTGATCCCCTCGCCGCCGG